CTATTAGAAAACGTAGAACACGTAGGCATAAACCAAAAGGTTTGAGGCACAGAAAAAAATTAGGACCAAAATCATCGTTGCGTATACATAGATAATATAATGAATGACAAAAAATGCCACCAACTTAGATGATAATACAAGATTTGCGATGCCAGTTCGCAATCTTATTACCATTGTATCAGCCGTAGCTGTAGGTGTGTGGGCTTGGTTTGGCGTACAGGAAAGATTAAATAGAGTAGAAACTCAACAGATACTAGTTCAATCTGATCTGGAAAAAAATACTGAGTTTCGTATCAAATGGCCTAGAGGAGAATTAGGCTCTCTTCCTGCCGACAGTGAACAGTTTATGTTAATCGAACATCTTAGTGCAGAGTTTGAAAAACTAAGTACTAACATAGAGCAGGGTAGAGCACCCTTTGATCAGCAGCAAGCATTAACTTTAGAGTTCTATGAAAAAAGAATTACTTCTCTAGAAAAGAAGCTTGATAAATTAAAGGATGAAGTTTACCGTATAAAGGCTAATGGTAAAGGACACTAGTATGATAGAGACTATGTTCATACTTATACTGTATCTTAAAGGCTCTGCTATAGAATATATGGGACACTACGATGTTCAAGGTAAGTGGAGAGAGATGGGAATGTCGGGTTGTCTTTCCATGAAGAGAACATTGAAGAGAAATGGATGGAGAGATTCTAAGGTATCCAATACAAGATACTCTTGTGAAAAAAGAAAGGTTTATATAGAGAAAGATAAGTTTGGGCGCATGGTTGTAGCAAGGATTGTAGAGTAATGCCAAATGCAGTAAGCCTTACAGAAAAAGCAAGAAGTCACCTATTAAATATCTGCAATGATGAAAAACAAAATTATATACATCTATCTGTAGCTGGAGGTGGATGTGCAGGATTTTCTTACAAGTGGAATTTTGCAAATGAGTACGAAGATACAGATGAAGTAATAAATATAGAGCAGGATAAAAAATTAATTATAGATGGTATGTCTTTGATGCATTTAATTGGTATGGAGATAGACTATAGAAAAGATATTTTTGGTTCGATTTTACACATAAACAATCCTAATGTAACATCTAGTTGTGGTTGTGGAGAATCATTTAATATATTTTAATGCTGCAGTATATATTAGATGCCTACTTCATACTCTATTTTACCAATATTAATTTTGGTACTCTTTGTTATTAATGCTTGCACTATAAAAATATGTGTGGTATAATGCGTGAACATGAATCAAAAAACATAATCTTTTTAGAAGAGGTAATTCAACAAAAACTACGTAAAGAAAAAGAACTTGCTTTTTATGAACAGGAACTTATAAATCTGCAAGTAAAGTTAAATTTTTTAAAGAGTGAAATTAAACTTACTAATTTAATTATAAACCTCGTAACCGCTGAAAAGAATTTGGATATTGAAAAAGTTCCACACGAATTAAGCGTAGTGGAATATCTTAATCAAAAAATAAATAAGGAGTGAAACATGGCTTGCTCTTGTAAAAATTGTCTTAATCCAGATTGTCCTTGCACGGGACCAGATTGTGATGGATGTGAATGTAATTGTCATCACTATAAAGCTGTAAAAAATAATACATTGTGGAATGGTTTTTCTAATTCTACATATAGTGATATGTGAGTACGCATGAATCGTAAAGAGCGTAGAGCAAAAGAAAAAGTAAAAAGTAAAGCAGAAAAGAAACCATACGATCCGCTAGAAAATTCTAACGATCAGCCTTTTAAGGAACATATGCTTCATATGAAGGAAGCACATGATATAGGGCATCTTTTATGGTTACTGAATACAGGTCGTCTTTCACTTCCGTATCATCATCAGCACGAGGAAGCATTAAATTTAAAACTTCCCTTTGATGTTATCTCAAAAAATTATTACAATACAAATCCAAACATTGTAGTCATTGATGATTTTATGAATCTGGAAGCGTTGCAAAAACTAAAGAACTATTGTCTTGAGTTTCCATTCTGGAATACAATCTATGGCAGAGGATACTTAGGTGCATTCAGGCAAAATGGATTTACACCACAAGCTTTAGAAACATTAGCTTTAGAGATGGTGCAGAACCTACCTGATATTTTTAATACAACCAACAAACGTAATCTATCGCAGATGTGGGCATTTAAATATGAGTCTAAGTGTCCCGGCATTGATATACATGCAGACTTTGCGGCTGTTAATGTAAACTTCTGGATTACTCCCACAGAAGCAAATGCAGATTACGATAAAGAAAAAGACATTGGTAAAACAGGGGGCATGTGGATTTGGGATGCAGGTGCTCCTCCTGACTGGGACTTTAATAGATACAACGGCGACGATAAGAATGAAGTTATGGAGTATCTAGAAAAGCAGCAATCAAAGGCTGTATATATTCCGTATAAGTATAATCGGTGTGTTATGTTTGATTCTAATCTGTTTCATAAGACAGCAGATGTAAACTTTCTTCCGGGGTTTGACAACAAAAGAATAAATGTAACGATGCTATTTGGTCAACGTGAAAACACTGGAGTAGAACCTCAAGATATGTTAGAGGCTGAAAAGTTACGAAAGATGACTTCTCAATCTATTTTAGAAAACTTTGATTTAGAAACAGGCAAAATTAAATCCGTAATGGAAGAAGCTGTATAGGAAAGGATACACATGTTAGGTGCACTTATAGGTCCAATTGCTAACTTAGCTGGAACTTTTCTTCAGGGTCAGTTAGAAAAGACTAAAGCAAATAATGAAGTTAAAGTTGCTACTGCAAAAGCAAAAGCAGCCGTATTGCAAAGGCAAGCAACAGGTGAGATTGAGTGGGATGTAGAAGCAATAAAAGGTTCTACAAGCTCGTGGAAAGATGAGTGGCTTACTGTACTATTTTCCATTCCTTTGATACTTGCTTTTATTCCCGGTGCTGATCATATTGTTATGAATGGATTTGAGCAACTTCACAAGATGCCAGATTGGTATCAATATAGTTTAGGAGTAATTGTAGCAGCTAGTTTTGGCGTTAGGAGTGCCTCTAAATTCTTTGGAAAAAAATAACCATGAAAGAAATTCTGATGAACTATCGTAACTTAGCAGGAGAAATAGTTTTTATTTTACTACTTCTATTTGCTATTAGTTATTCACCTGTTGCGTATTCACAAGAAATTTCAAAGAATACTATTGTACCTATGCCGGGACCAGCAATGTATTGTGGAGATAAAAGTAGTTTACAAAACACATTAAACAATTATAAAGAACAAGAATTTGTAGCTTTAACAGGACATGTATTATCTAATGATAATCCATACTATATCTTATATAGAAATTTTAATACAGGTTCATGGAGTCTAATAGTTTACAATGTGCGAAATGCTCCAAAAGATGTTGCTTGTTTAATGAGTGGTGGAGAAAAATCATTTGTTGTTCCTGACATAAAGGCTTTAACTGAAATGTTAAACAAACAAGATAAAGGTTTTGATCCTCCAGTTCCTACAAATAATGAAAGATCAAGTTAATGGCTGCAAAGAAAAAGAAACCTGCAAAGAAAAAGAGTGGCGCAAAACCAACTAACCCTAAACTCTACGCAAGAGTTAAGGCAGAAGCAAAACGTAAGTTTGATGTATATCCAAGTGCCTACGCAAATGCTTGGCTAGTGCGTACCTATAAAAAACGTGGAGGGGGTTATGGCTAAACCTACAGGTGGTCTTACTGCTTGGTTTGGTAAGGGGTCTAAAGGTGATTGGGTAGATATAGGCGCTAAAAAGAAAAAGGGAAAGTTTCAAGCTTGTGGTAGAAAGTCTACTAAAACAAGTAAAAGAAAATATCCTAAATGTGTACCTAGAGCTACAGCTAATAAAATGACTCCATCTCAAATTAAAAGTGCTGTGACAAGAAAAAGAGCAGCAAGTAATACGGGTAGCAAACCTAGAAATGTAGCAACCTTTGTAAGAAAAAAAAGTACAAACAAGAAACGTGCTTAATAAAATAAGGAACCATAGAGAATGAAAAAACTTTCTGAAAAACAGAGTGAAATGTTAAAGTCACATTCTAAGCCACATAAAAATGAAAAGGGCAAAACAGTAGATGGACATTCAAAAAAGCATCTTAACGCTATGAGGGTAATGATGGAACATGGTATGTCATTTAAAAATTCTCATACTGCAGCATTAAAGATTACGGGAAAGTAATGTTTAAGTACGATAAAAACGAGTTGATTAAACAAATTGCACATCACGAAGGCGTAGTATTAAAAGTTTATAAAGATAGTTTAGGAATAGATACGATAGGCATAGGAAGAAACTTAGAACACAGAGGTATTGCAG